GCGATGTAAGCGCCCATGGCGTTCACTGCTTCCTCGGCCTTCTGGTCGAGCGCCGGACGCAGGAACGGCTTGGCAGCGTGCCCCGGATGCATGACCACGGGCCCGACAAAATTGCCGCCGATGACCAGACTGCCGCGCTTCACCATCTTGTTGATGGTGCCGATGCTGACCTTGCGCGGGCCATGGCGGGTCGCGCTCACCGGGCGGTCCTCTTCGGCGACGCTGATAAGGTGGGGTGCGACGCCGTATTCGATGAACAGGCCAAGATAAGAGCCGGACCCGCGCAGCTTCACATAGGAGCTCAGGCGGCTGCCATCGGTGCGGGTGCCGATGCTGATCGCGCGTTTGAGCTGGCCGGTCTTGACCGGCACATTGGCCTTGGCCTGCTGCTGGATCACCTTGGCGCCAGCCCTAAGCCCGCCGCGGATCACATTGCGTTCGAGGTTCTTGGGCAATTCGTCGAGAAAACGCAGCAGTTCCGGACCGCCCTTGAGCGCAATCGTCATGGTTCCTGGCCCTCTGTTGTCAGGTCTTCGGCGACCAGTTCAATCCCGTCGCGGCGGCCCAGTTCAGCAGGTCCGGCGATGATTTGCAGGGTTCGTCCATCGATCTGCAGCCGCATCGTGCTGGAGATGTCGCTGCGCCAGCGCATCCGGACGCGGCATGGGCGATTGGCGATAATGATGCTGTCTGCCAGGCGCTCGGCCCGGGTCGGCAGCACGTCTTGTACTTCCGCCCAGACGGTCGCCAGCGGGGTCCATGTGACGGTGTCGGTGCCGTAGAGGCTCTCCTGGGCATCAACCCGCGTCAAGATCGTCACACGGCTGCTCAGGAGGGACGCGTTCAGTTTCATGCCGCGAACGACCGGTAGTTTTCGAGCAGGGCTGCGACGCCGAAGGGGATCTCGCTCAGCGCCCGTTCAGAGACCGCGCCGCGCTGATCATACCATTGCGAAACCAGCAGCAAGATTGCGTGGCGGATGCTGGGTGGGACCACCGTGTAGCCGGCGACATAGGTCAGGATGACCTTGTTCTCGCCAATGGCCGTGACGGGCCAGTTGAAGCCGGGCACAGGCACCACGCGCGCCGGGTCGCTGGCCGCATCGAACGTGTAATTGGCCGGCGCGAGCGTCTGGGAGACCCCGGCGGCATCGACATAGACCAGCGACGAGATGGCAGTGGCAGGCCCGCGTGTCAGGCGGAACGTCTTCGGAAACGACCCTGCATAAAGCGCAAACGTGCGCGGCATGATCGCGCGCAGGATATAGTTTTCGACAAAATCGGTGGCGACCCCGATCAGGGCAGTCACGTCTGCGTCCGCATCGCCAAGATTGAGGCGGCAGGTGGTAAGTGCCTCGGCCAGGCTGACAGGAAAACTAGCTGGCTGGGTTACCTGAACGATTGGCATTGGCGCCAGCCTTTCGCGTTTCGGGCGCGCTGCGCTGAACAGCACGCTCGGTTTTTTGCTCACTCACCGGAACGGCGAACCCAGCCTCGATCAGCCGGGTGGCCTCGTCGTTTGGAAAGTCTCGCTCGTCGCCGGGGCCGAGCACATATTCGGCGCCGGCAAGGCCGGTCAGCATTCTGATTTTCATGGGCGAGCCGGGGCGGATTATTAGCCCGCCCCGGACCTTTCCTTATGCGTTCTTGAGGTGCTTGACGGCGGCGGCGTCGGACAATTCGCCGTCGAAGCGGATCAGGCCGGCAATGCCAAGATCGGGCCAGAATCGCTCGCGCATCACGCCGATCACCGGCGCGCCAACCTTGCGCACGAAGTATTTGCTGAAGTCGCCAAACAGCATGACCCGGGCGCCCGTGGCCTGCGATGCCATCGCCTGGTTGATGTAGAACGGCCGGCCATTGATCGTGCCGGGAACGCCTGCCTGGACGTTGCCATTTTGCCAGAGATAATTGCCCTGACCGTCCTTGAGCTTGCGAACCGCCTGCAACGTGGAATCGTTCATCATGAAGGCCGCCCTTGGCGAGCTGCGATAGGCGGGATCGACCGAATGCTCGAGGTCGATGATTTCATCGAAGGTGATGGCGGCTACCGCAGCGGCAGTCTTCCCCAGGGATGATGCCGTGACGATACCGTTTGGCGCGCCCGTGCCGCTCCCGGTCGTCAGTTGCAGATTGGCGATGCGGCCAAGGCGCTCGCCAAGCAGGTCGCCGAGCAGCGCCTCCATGCCGAAGATCGAATCCGCATCGAGCTCCCACGACCAGCGAATGAACTGGGTGTCAAAGGCGAAGGCATCGAGCGACTTTTGCCCGATGGTCACGTCCTTGGCGCCGGTATCGGTGAGCGCGGTGTTTTCGGTGTGGGTGACGGCCGTCACAGCCGTATCATCAACGGTCGGGATACGGATCGGGTTGCCGCTCGACGTAACCATCTCGGTCGAGACACCGGGATCATACATCGGGCCCCACGCCAGCATCGAGCGGATGATGGTGGCCGCAAGTTCGGTTGGAATGAAGAAACCGCCCGCCGTGGTCACGCCGGTGGACTGGGCACGAAACTCAGTGCTGCCGGTTTTGAGAACAGCTCGTTCTTCGGCCGTCAGGTTCTCGAGCGATCCGCAAATCGCCTTGGCGAAGACGGTACGGTATTCGATAGCAGGGGCGCTGTCGGCACCGCGGGCCTCCACGGCTTCGCCGCTGGGCCGGCGCTGAATGCGCAATTCCTCGGCGCGCTTTTCAATTTCTGCCAGCTTGGTTTCGCGGACGATCAGGCCTTCAAGGCGGTCAAACTCGGCCATCGCCTTGCCGTGCGCGGCTTCAAGTTCGGCCTGGCGGGCTTCGTCGGTGTTGGCGGTGATCAGGTCGAGGCGCTCGCGCGCTTGAGACACGACGACGTTCTGCGCGTCGCGCAGTTCTTTCAGGGTAGACATGGGGGAGATCTCCAACAAAAAGCCCCGCAAAAGCGGGGCGGTTCAATTGGGCTTCGGCGCAGGCGCCTAGGCTTTACTCATCAGACCGCGCAGCCGCAGGTCGATGGAAACTTTCATGCCAACACGGTTGGCGGCGGCATTGAAATTGCGCGACTTGGCGATCTGCCGGACCCCTTCAAGCGAACGCATGGCAATCGACGTGTCGGGATAGGCGGGACGGGCAACGGCGCTGACCTCGATGAGGTCAACCGCCTGAATGGTGCGCAGCGGCGGGTTTGTGGTTTCATCCCAGGTCTCTTTGGTCACCGAAAACCCAAAGGACATTCCCGAGATGTCGCCGCGCTCCATCAACACCGCCAGATCGCGGCCATCAGACGTATCCGGCAGGTCGATTTCGACAGCCAGGCCGTTGGTATCTTCTGTCATCCGCAGGGTGCCCGCAGAACTGCGGCCCAGAACGCGGCCCATATCGTGATCATACAGCGCCAGAACGTCGCCTTTCACGGCCTCGGCAAACGATCCAGGCGCAATGATTTCGCGAAAATGGCCGCCGATATTGGCCTCAAGGCCAAACAATGCGGCATATCCACCGGCAGTGCGGCCCTTTTCAGTGGTGCGGACCTCGACGGGGCGGATCAGCGTTCTTTGTTCAAGCGCCATTAGCTCCTCCGCTATTGGCGGGCTGCGCCGCGCCCAGCGCATCGATCGGCATGGTTGCGCCCTGCATGAAGAGCTGGTCGGCAGCCTGGTCCAGATGCTGCGGCCTGTTTTCAAGGCCGCGGGCTTCGTTGGGCGTCAGGATGCCGGATTGCACCGAGCGCGCCAGGCCGTTCATGCGGGTGAGGAAGTCACCGCGCAGCAGTCCGTCCAGATTATGCTCGACATATTTGCCGCCGTTCATTCGGCCAAACAGCTTGAGGTTCATTTCGCCCTCGAGGGCTGCTGCCCATTGCCCGATCAGATGCTTGACCAGGTGCAGGTCCTGCTGCTCGACATTGCTGAAGGTCGCACCGGTCAGGTCCTGCAAAAACACCGGCGGGATCTGGAACGCGCGGGCAATCTCCTGGATCTGGAAGGTGCGCGCCTCGGTCATCTGGCCTTTTGCCGGATCGAAACCGACGGGCTTTAATTCATAGCCGACAGGGATCGGGAAGATCGGCGTGGACGCGTTCTTTGCCGCGGACACCGACAGCGAAACATCTGCCATCGCCCGCTTCATGGCCTCGGCATTGGCGGGCATAGGGCCGACCAGCACCAAGGGCGGCACGCCGCCGCCGGCAAAGAAGCCGCTGGCATAATCGTTCATGGCTATCGAAAGCTGGATGGCCTTCGATGCCAGCATGATCGGGCCATAGTGCTGCAAGCCATTGGGACGCAGCATAAAGGGCACATCGATAATCTCGTCGGAGGCATAGTCGGTGCCGCCGAACTTGTATACGATGTCGCGCCCGACATTGCGGATCGTGACCCGCGTTGGGTCCATCGGGTAGATGGCTTCGACCACACCGCCGACGCGTTCGATATAGGCCAGACCCCGGCCGCCGGTGAACACCTGCTGCCAGAAGTATTGGCGAAATTTGAAGCTATCCTGCCGCTCGTTGGGGTTTTCGTGAATGACGGTCTGCAGCTTGCCCGTTGCCTTGACTGGGCCTTTGCGGGTGTTGGTGAAGGCGTGCAGCGGCAAGGCGGCGAGTGTGCGCGACAAGAACCCCACTGCGGCCGTCACGGCTGGCACGGTCAGCGCGCTATCTGTGGTGATGCTCGCAAGCCCCGTCGAGGCAATGCCAAAATATTGCAGGAAGTTCTCGGCGCTCACCGGCACCGCCGGGTTTTCGATCGAGCGCTGTTCGGATCGCAGGCCAAGCCGCTGCATGATGCCCATTACAGGGCCGCCAGTGTGAAGGCCGGGTCATCCCAGGGCGATGCGGGCGCGCAATGGTCGCTCATCATTGAGGCTCCTACCGCCATGCACAGCGCCACGGCTGCGTCGATCTTGTTCAGGGCCCTCTGCTTGGAGAGCCAGTAATTGTCCCAGCGGTCAGTCTCGATGACCGCCGACATGATTGCGGAGATCAGCACCGGATTGCGCCGCAACCGGATGCGTCCTTCGAGCATCATCTCTTCGAGTTGGCGCACCGATCCCGGCATCCACAGGCCCTGCGGTTCGCGGTCAGTACTTTTGACAGCCAGTTTCATGGCCTCGGTCGGCTTGCCGCGTTTGGTGCCGCCTTGGGGGTGTTCGACGAACTCCAGATTGAGCCCGACCTCGGCAATGTCTTCTTCCAGCCGCCGGAAAGCGTAGCGGTCATAGGCGACCAGCTGGACGTCGAAATCGCGGTCGTATTCGGCAAGCGCCTGGGCGACGTGCCGGAAATTGATGTTCTCGCCCTGCGGCGCCTTCAGGAAACCCTGGCGAACCCAAACGTCGTAGGGCTGCTTGTCGCGCAGGGTGCGCGCAGCAAGTGTGTCGCCCGGCGTCCAGGCCTCGACCCAAGCATCGAAGCAGGGCTTGCCGTTCTTCTCGCCGGTCCGCTGCACAGCCGCGAGCGCGGTAATGTCGCGGTTCTGGCTGAGGTCCAGCCCGAGCCAAACCTTCGCGCCCGGCTCGGGCTCGAAATCTGCCAGAAGCGGTTCCAGCGTCGCCCTGGTCATCCACGCGGTCTCGGCGTCGGTCCAGACGCAGAAGTGAAGCCGCAGGATGCCGTTCAGCTGCCCCGGAATAGACCGGGCTTGGGCGACCACCTCGGTCAGATATTCCGCCGTGATCGTTACGCCGAGCAGGGGGTTGGCTTTGATCCAGCAGGCCGGATCGTTCAGTGGGTCGTCACCGTCATCGAGCGCGCAGACATAGCTGAACGTCGTGTCGTCCAGGACCTCGCCCAGATAGGTGGGGTCGATCAGGGCATCGATATTGCCGGCGGCCACCTTGACCGCGTGTTCGTGTTCCTCCCAGGCGACCGAGTTGCGGTCCGAGCCGGAGTTGGTGATCATGAACAGCAGCGGCTCGCGGCGGAACTTGAAGCCGCGCTCCAGCATCTCGATGATCGAGCGGTCCGGCAGCTCGTGGATCTCGTCGGCCAGCACGAAGTATGGCCGAGGGCCCGAGCCGGTCTTGCCGGTATCGCGTGACACCGGCCGGAAGAACGAGCCCGACCCATGGTGGGCGATGTTGAACTCGCGCCCGGGACCGCCTGAGAACTCCAGCCGTTTGGCCAGCGCCGGCGACTGCCGCACCATCTTCACCGCGTCGGAAAAGAGGATGCCGGCCTGTTCGCGCTTGGCCGCCGCCGCATAGATCTGGGCGCCGGCTTCACCGGCTGCGGTCATGCCAAACAGGCCGATGCCGCCTGCGACCGGGGATTTGCCGTTGCCCTTGCCTTGTTCGATATAGGCCCGACGAAATCGCCTGCGTCCGTCGGCGCGTTTCCAGCCAAACAGGCTGCCGATGATGAAGGCCTGGCTGGGTTCCAGATGGAACGGCTGGCCTTCGAACTGGCCCTCGGAAAGTTTGAGCACCTCCTCGAAGAAGCCGTAGGCATGGGCTGCAGCGTCTGGATCGAACCAGATGCCGTCGGATCGTTTCAGATCGTCCAGGTGCCGGCGGCAGGCGTTGCGGACATGCGGTCCGGCGATGATCTCGCCGGCAACCACGGCCCTGGCATAGGCGCTGGTGCGATCAGCCGAAGAAGCGGTCGGCGGGGTCGGCGTTTTGGTCCGCCGCCTGGGTTTCGATGCGGGTTCTGGCACTGGGCGTCATCCCGAACTCGGCGGCGTATCGCATCATGTCGGAGGCTGCCTTGTTGGCGGTCCCCACGAGCGGGTTCTGGATGGCGTTGCCGTTGGAGGTCTTGATCATCAGACCTCCAGTCAGCTGGTCCTTCTCGGCCATCTTCGCGATCGCCCGTTCAGCCTGGACCCAGCGGCCATAGGCCTGGGCGTAGGCGGCCAGCGCAGCGCGATCGACCTCTGAGAGGAGCCCGATCTTGTGCAACCAGATGGCCACCCGGTGCCATTCCTCCAGCGCATCGGCGGTCAGGTGCGGCGGCGGATCAGGCAGAGCCGGAATGGTCTTTGCCTCTTTGCGATTAAGTGGCCGCTTGCCGCGGTTGCCCTCGATCAGTTTCAGATGGGTCGGCTTGGGTTTAGTCCCGGGTTTCATCGGTCATGTCCTGGCCTCGTCCAGCTGCAATCTCGGCAAACCCGCGCCCATCGCCTTCAAGCGTGGCGGCCTTGCCGGTGAAGTCCTGCCAGCGCTGGACGATGACGTCGGCGTATTTGGGATCGAGCTCCATCAACCGGCAGCGCCGGCCCTGCTGCTCGCAGGCGATCAGGGTCGAGCCCGAGCCGCCGAAAAGATCAACCACCAGGGCTCCGCGTGCTGAGGAGTTCAGCAGGGCGCGCTCGATCAGCTGGACCGGCTTGGTGGTGGGGTGAAGGTCGGAGACCCGCGGCCGGGCGATGTTCCAGATGTCCGACTGCTTGCGGTCGGGTACATGCATGATGCGCGGGCCGTCCTCGTTCCAGCCGTACCAGAGAGGCTCGTATTGGGTGTGGTAGTCCTTGCGGGAGAGGACGAGCGCGTCCTTCACCCAGATGATGGTCGAGGACCAGTGGAACTTGGCCTCGCGTAGACCCTTGTGGATGGCGGGCCATTCCTGGGCGCTCATCACCACATAGGCGAGCGCACCGGGCTTGGTGACGGCGTAGAACGAGGCGCAGAAACCGGCCACGAACTGGGCCCAGTCGGCCTCATTCATATGGTCGTTGAGAATCTTGCGGGGCTTGTAGCCCTGTGCGTTGCCGGCTTTGACGGCGCCGTAGTTCACATTCCAGGGCGGGTCGGTGAACAGAAGGTCCCCGCGCTCGCCAGCCATCAGCTTGTCGACGTCGGTCTGAACGGTGGTGTCGCCGCAGCAGAGGCGATGGTCGCCCATCACCCAGACGTCGCCCGGTACCGAGACCGGAACCAGCGGCACATCAGGCACCGTGTCCGGGTCAGTCAGACCCTCGCTGCTTTGCGCCAGAAGTCCGGCCAGCTCCTCGTCGGAGAAGCCGGTCAGTCCAAGGTCGAAGTCGAAGGCCTGCAGATCGGCAAGCTCGACGCGGAGCAGGTCAGCGTCCCAGCCGGCGTTCAGCGCCAGTTTATTGTCCGCCAGCACATAGGCGCGCTTCTGGGCCTCGGTCCAACCAGCTGCGACCATCACGGGGATTTCGGTAAGGCCGAGCTTTCGCGCGGCGAGAACACGTCCATGCCCTGCAATCAGGCCACCATCTTCGTCGACGAGTACCGGAACCGTCCAGCCCCATTCGCGGATGGAGGCGGCGATCTGGGCCACCTGTTCGTCGCTATGGGTTCTGGCATTTCGCAAATATGGCGTCAGAGAAGCTACCGGCCGGCGCTCGACTTGATCCGCGGCCCAGCGACCGAACTGTCCGTTCACGATAGGTGGCTCCAGGTTGTCCGAGAAACAACCCTGCCGATCGTGCTTCGAGAAACGCCGTAAGCTGTCGCCAACTGTCCCAATTCTCCGCGCTTTCTGACCGCAGATCGCCTGATCTGAAAGACGGCGGCTTCGGTCAGCTTGGCCTTGTGGTGGTCGATGCCTACAGACCGTGGCCGGTTGAAGTAGGTGCCGTGGGCGAGCTTGTGTTGCTCGTTCTCCGAGCGTGATGCCCAGACGATGTTGTGGGCCCGGTTGTCTCGTCGATCGCCGTTGAGGTGGGCCGCCTCGGGTTTTTCAATCGGTGCCGGGCCGTGGAATGCGAGCGCCACCATCCGGTGCACGCCGGTCTTGAACCCCTTGCCGAGAGAGACGTAGTCGTAACCTGCGCCAGCCAACCAGGGCTTTAATACCGTGCCGCAGCGGTAGCGGCCGTCGTCCAGAAGCCTATCTATCGAACGAATGCGGCCGGCGTTTGAGGCCTGATAGCCTTCGTGCCCGGGGATCGCATGCCAATGTTCGTCGAGGCGGCATGCATCAGCCCACACATGCGCCATGGCCAGGTCTCCGGTTTTTGAATGGAAAAGTTGCGAGTGGGCGCCGCTGCAAATTCTTGTGCGCACCAACATCTTCTGATAGGTTACATGTAACTCTAGGAAAGGAGGCCGCTATGGTGGCTGCAGCATCTGGTTCTTCACGCGAGAAGGTTCGCGCCCATCGCGTTCGCCTGCGCGAGCAGGGCATGCGCCCCATCCAGATCTGGGTGCCCGACGTGCGAGCGCCCAGCTTCAAGGCCCAGGCCCATCGTCAGGCGCTGGCCGTTGCCAACAGCGATCACGCCGGTGAAGATCAGGCCTTCATCGACGCGATCTCTGAACCGCTCATCTGATGAAGCGCGGTGATATCTGGACAGTTTCCGGCGGTGGCGACTACGCGGGCAAACCCCGGCCGGTCGTCATCGTGCAGGACGACGTTTTCGACGCCACCCAGTCGATAACCATCTGCGCCTTCACGACCGATGAAACCGAGGCGCCTCTTTTCCGGGTGCAGGTGGAGCCCAGCGAGCGCAACGGGCTGCGCAGCCCCTGCCGCTTGATGGCCGACAAGATCACGACCGTGGCCAAATCTAAACTCGGTGCGCCCGTTGGGCGCCTGGACGACGAGGACATCGTCCGTCTCAATCAGGCCATCTTGGTTTTTCTTGGCCTGACGGTATCGCCCAAGGCCCGGCCGTAGGTCGTCCTGACCCCCGGTCGCTAACTCGCGGGTGCGTGAAGTTTGGACCGGGCGCGGTTTCCCTACCGAGAGGGCCTGAGAACGAACCACCCCCCCGGGGGTTCGGTCACCTGCTGGGCCAGCCATCCGGGCCGGTGCCGACGGCCCTTCGAAGCCCAAACTGCTCGGCGGTGCGTGCCTGATGGCAGTCGGCGCAGAGGCAGCGGATGTTGCTGTCGTTGTCGCTGCCACCCTTGGTCAGCTTT